TTTATGACGTTACCCTATAAAGAACCTTCGGGAACTTTAGCTAATTTATTAGGTGCTTTGGTAACTTCTGGAAAACAATTCGCTTCTACTATAGAAAATCCGACTGGAGACGGAAATTCCGAAGCACCCGTAGGTACAACCGTAGCTCTTTTAGAAAAAGGGCAACGTATTATGTCTGCAATACATAAAAGATTACATTATGCTCAAAAAACTGAATTTAAAATCTTAAAAAGAATATTTGGTGAATATTTACCAGATGAGTACCCTTATGAAGTACAAGGTGCTTCTTCTACAGTTTTTAAACAAGATTTTGATGATAGTGTAGATATTATTCCTGTCAGTGACCCTAATATCTTCAGTACTACACAAAGAATTACATTAGCACAAACACAATTACAATTAGCACAATCAGCACCTGAATTACATGACTTACGAGAAGCGTATCGTAAAATGTATTTAGCATTAAACGTAAAAAACATAGAAGCGTTATTACCTGAGGTAGAAGAACTACCACCGAGAGACCCGATTAGTGAACAACAAGCAGCACTAACAGGTAATCCTATAAAAGCGTTTGATTTTCAAAACCAGGAAGCGTATATAGCGGCACATAGTGCTTTTTTACAAAACCCAATGGTTGCTCAAAATCCTACAGCTTCACAAGTTATAGGAGCTAATATACAAGAAAGACAAGCTATGCTTTATAGACAACAAATACAACAAGCGTTAGGTAGAGAGCTACCACCTGTTGGAGAAGAAATGTCCCCAGAGGTTATGAATGAAATAGCAGTAGCGGCAGCTCAAGCAACACAAGTAGTAACAGGTCAGGCACAAGCTATGGCAGAAGCACAAGCTAGAGCACAAGCAGACCCACAAAGAGAAATGTTTGAGAAACAATTAGACTTAGAAAAACAACAATTAGCTCAAAAAGAAAATGAAGATATACGAGATAAAGAAGTAGAGTTAGCTAAAGCTCAATTAACTGCAAATGTAGAATTAGAAAAGTTAGATACTAGAACTGCTTTAGATATTCAAAAACTAGAAGCACAAACTAATAAAGACTTAGATAAAGATTTTATAGATACAGTAAAGGTTTTAAAAGATTTAGATAAATAAAAAAGACTAGTAAAAAATCAAACTATTAACATATAATACATAAATTATGGAAAAGAAGATAAAAGAAGTAAAACAACCAAAGTTGATTACTGATTCCGAAGGGAAAGTTGTGGGTGAGGAAATACAAATAAAAGGCTCAGGCGCAGCAACCAAAGGAAATAAGTTTTATAGATACATTAAGTAATTAATGGATTTTATAATAGGTACGGAGTATTTACTCCGTAAGGTGCGAGAGAGACGCGAATCTCTTTCGCAGACACTTGCTGTTGGAGGTGTTGAAGATTTTAATCAATACCAGATGATAGTAGGGCAAATCGCAGGATTGAATTTCATTGAACAGGAAATTCAAGACCTACATTCTAATATGGAGGATGTCAATGACTAATACTGTTCCCGACCGAGTAGAAAACTTCGGTAGCGATAAAGCTCCTGTTTCTCAGGAACCAAAAATCACTCACGAAAATTTAAACTCGCATAAAGAGCGATTACCTAAACCAACGGGTTATCGTATTTTAATATTACCTTTCACTATGTCTAATGTGACTAAAGGTGGAATACATTTAGCTACACAGACTGTAGATAAAGAAAGGTTAGCAACCGTTGTTGGTTATGTCGTATCTCTTGGACCTGACGCTTATGGCGACTTAGGAAAATTTCCTGATGGAGCTTGGTGTAAGGAAGGAGATTGGGTTATATTCGGTAGATATGCTGGAGCTCGTTTTCAAATAGATGGTGGCGATATGCGACTATTAAATGATGACGAAATTTTAGCAGTTATTGATAGTCCAGAAGACATAATATCAACATAATCATGGAGGAGGAACCATGCAACAAGAAGAAGAAAAGATAGAACTAGAACTTCCTGAAGGGGAAGTTGACATAAGGGAGGCAGACGTAGACGATAATATCGTAGACGAGCCTGAACAAGAAACAGAAGTAGTAGAAACTAAAGATGAATTAGATTCTATTAGTGATTCAGTACAAAAACGTATTGATAAGCTAACTTATAAGATGAGAGAAGCAGAAAGACAGCGAGATGAAGCAGTCACTTTTGCAGAATCTTTAAACACTGCTAATTCTGATTTAAAAAGTAAATTAAAAAGTTCGGACTCATCCCTTTTCAAAGAGTATGAAAATAGGATACAATCTGACCTTGAAAGAGCCAAAATTGAGCTCAGAGAAGCAAATGAAGCACAAAATGCAGAAGCGATTACAACCGCTACAGAAAATTTATCTAGGGCTGCTGCGGAAGCAGAAAACTTTAGAAGGTTATCTGCACAACAACAGCTTAGAGAAGAAAGTGAATCTAAGGTTCAAGAATACACTGCTCCCCAGCAATATTCACAACCTCAAGCACAACCTGACCCTAAAGCTGAAGAATGGGCTTCTAAAAATAAATGGTTTGGAGAAGACCAGACTATGACTTTTACTGCTTTTGGATTACATAAAGAATTAGTGGATTCAGGTATCGACCCGCAATCAAATGAATATTATGAAAAAATAGATTCAGGTATGCGAGATATCTATCCAAACAAGTTTTCAGAAGAGCAACCTAAACCCGTGCAACAAGTTGCCGCCTCTAGCAGAGGTGCTAGTGGCAGAAAAGCGTCACGCAAGGTCAAGCTGACACCGAGTCAAGTAGCAATAGCTAAAAGACTTAATGTTCCGCTTGAAGAATATGCTAAACATATAGAAAAAGGAGTATAAAATGACAGATGATATTAAAAACCCAGAAGTCACCACAGAGCGAAACTCACGTTCTGCAGAGACACGAGTAACTCAAACTCGCAGAAGACCTTGGCAACCCCCGTCCATGTTGGACGCACCCGAAGCACCTCCTGGATATAAGTTCAGGTGGATTCGTGAATCTACAAGAGGTAGTGATGATAAATCTAATATGTCTAAACGTATTAGAGAAGGATATGAACCTGTGAGAGCAGAAGACTATCCTGATTTCGAAGCACCTACTGTAGAGAACGGAGCTAATAAAGGAGTAATTGGAGTTGGAGGTTTAATACTTGCAAAAGTTCCAGTCGAAACTGCAGACGAGCGTAATGCTTACTTTAATAGTCAAGCAAAAGACGCTATGAGCGGTGTCGACCAAAACTTCTTGCGAGAAAGCGACCCTAAAATGCCCTTAAAAGATAGTGATATCCAAAGGTCATCTAAAGTCGCATTTGGTAGTAGGAACAATTCCGAAAGTGATTAATTTGTATTTAACTTAACGAGGTAATAATATGGCAAATACAGACGCACCCAATGGATTTACTCCCGCATATCACATTTATGGTGGTACTATCAGACCTGCTGAAATGAGAATAGCTAGTGGATATAACACTTCTATTTTTAGCGGTGACGTGGTAACTTTATCAAGCGGCTATGTTCAACAAGCAGGAGCCACTGATACACCCGTAGGTGTTTTTTACGGAGTATTATTTACAGCAACGGACGGTACCCCTACGTTTTCTAAAGTATGGACAGGAAGCACAGCTACTCAAGGTAGTGCTGACGCTAAAGCTCTTGTATACAATGACCCTGGAATTGTATATGAAGCTCAATTTACAGCAGGTACTCCTGCCGTAAGTTTTATTGGCAGTAAATACACTTTATCTACAACTACTGGTAGTACATTAAACGGTAGAAGTAAAGAAGGTGTAACAGCAACTACTTCAAGTGGTGTAGCTTTATGTGTAGGGTTTAATCTAGCACCAAGCAACTCAATAGGAGCTAATGCTAGAGCTTACTTTACTTTCCCAACTAACACATTTGCAGTCTAATTAGGAGGACATCATGGCAATAAATAGAGCCCAACTCGTAAAAGAGTTAGTTCCTGGTCTACATGCTCTCTTCGGATTAGAGTATGACCGATATGAAAATCAACACGAAGCTATCTTCGACACAGAAAACTCTGATAGAGCTTTCGAAGAAGAAGTTATGCTTTCTGGTTTTGGTCAAGCAACCGTAAAAGGTGAAGGTGCAGCTGTTAGTTATGATACTGCTCAGGAAGCGTGGACTAGTCGTTACACACATGAAACAGTAGCATTAGCTTTTGCATTGACAGAAGAAGCTATCGAAGATAATCTCTACGATACTCTTTCTTCTAGATACACAAGAGCTTTAGCTAGGTCAATGTCAACAACTAAACAAGTGAAAGCAGCTAACGTATTAAACAATGCGTTTAGTTCTTCTTTTGTTGGTGGTGACGGAAAAGAATTGTGTGCAACTGACCATCCAACGGTTGGCGCAGGTGATTTGAGAAATGAACTTGCAACAGCAGCGGACCTTAATGAAACTTCTTTAGAACAAGCATTGATTGACATTGCTGATTTTAAAGACGAAAGAGGATTGAAGGTTAACGCACAAGCGGTAAGACTAATAATTCCACCTGCTCTACAATTCGTAGCAGACAGACTAATGGAATCTCAAGGTCGTGTCGGAACTTCAGATAATGACATAAACGCTATTAGAAATCTAGGAATGATTTCTGGTGGCTACACTGTCAATAATTATCTAACTGACACAGACGCTTTCTTCATTAAAACTGATGTTCCAAACGGAATGAAACATTTCGTTAGAACTCCAGTTTCAACCAGCATGGAAGGAGACTTCGAAACTGGTAATGTAAGATATAAAGCTAGAGAACGTTATAGTTTTGGTTTCAGTGACTGGAGAGGAATCTTCGGCTCACCAGGAGCTTAATCTTAAACGATTAATAGGAAGGGGGACTTCGGTCCCCCTTTCTTTTTGTTCAAAAACAAGATAGACTTTCTTTTATCTAGGTATAATTTTATTCTATAGACTGACCTAGCAGACATGCCAAGACTATAGATTATTTTTCTTTAAGGAGGAAAAATGGCAAAATCAACATTCTCAGGTCCAGTAAGGTCACTTGCTGGTTTTATTTCCGCAGGAAATGCAAACGCAGTCAGTTTAACAGCTGACACAACTTTAACAGTAGATTCTCACGCAGGTAAAATCTTGTTATGTAACGACGCTGACGGTAAATTCACTTTACCCAGTATCGTAGCAACAGCTCCTGGACGTGATGACGACCCAAACCAAACTAATAACTTAGGTGCTACTTTTACTTTCGTAATAGAAACAGCAGCTACTGATTTAGATGTATTAACCGACGGAACAGATAAGTTCGTTGGAGGGTTATACACAGGTGTAAATAATGCAACTGGAAAAACTTTTATATCTGGAGCGAGTAACGATGTTATTACTTTAAACGGTACTACTAAAGGTGGTCTTGCAGGAAGTATTATAACAGTAACAGCTATAGCTTCTGCTAAATATGCCGTAGAAGGTATTATTTTAGGTTCTGGAACTTTAGTAACTCCATTTGCTGACGCATAATAATTTAGGAGCTTAATATGAGTTCATCAGACGTAAAAGTAACAGTCCCATTGACCAGCACAGGACAACTTCAAGGATACATAGGTAGTGGTGCAGGTAGTGCTACAAACTTAGGTCCAATAAGAATACAGTCCATTCAGGCACAATCAAGTGCGGCTGACGCTAGTATAAAAATATACGACGGTACTGGTGCTTCTGGAACTAAATTATTAGCAGAGTTTAAGTTTGGTAGTGCAGCAAATGAATCGTTTGACCACTACCTACCTAACGATGGAGTAAGGTTCAGTACAGGAGCTTATGTTGTATTAGCTAATTGCGACTTTTTTGTAGCATACGTTTGTTAATATGGCAACTTCTGGAACTAGAACATTTAGTTTAGATGTAGCAACAGCTATTGAAGAGGCTTACGAACTTGCAGGGATGGAAGTTCGTACCTCTTATGACGCAGTAACTGCAAGACGTTCAATGAATATTATGTTTGCCGATTGGTCAAATAGAGGTATTCAAATGTGGGAAGTTTCTAAGGTTACTCAAGATTTAACTCAAGGAACTAATGAATATACTATAAATAGTTTCGATATAGATATTTTAGACGCTTATATTTCTAAAACTGAAAACGGAACCACAACAGATAATGTTATAGAACGTATCGATAGAAACGAATATATAAGAATACCACAAAAATCAACTCAAGCTAGACCAACACAATTTTGGTTAGAAAGAATTAAAACACCTGTGATTCACGTTTATCCAACACCCGAGAACTCAACAGACAAACTCATTTACTATGTTTGGAGAAGAATAGAGGATTCTAGTGCTTCTGTAAATGATGTAGATATACCGAGTAGATTCATGCCTTGTTTAGCTTCAGGGTTAGCATATTACTTATGTTTAAAAAAGAACACACAAAAAGTTCCTTTAATTAAACAACAATACGAACAAGATTTACAGAATGCCTTAAAATATGATGAAGATAGGTCTTCTGTTAGGATAGTACCGAAACAACAATATATCTAATGGCTTACGCTTCTGGTAAATATGCAAAATTCATATGCGATACTTGTGGTTTTGCATACCCATATATAACAGCAAAAACTAAATGGAACGGTAACAGAGTTTGTAATGA